AAACTCATTATACACCATCTCCAAAATAAGTTTGAGGAGAAATATAAACTGAAGTTCTTGAACCATCTTCATTTAATGCTCTTAATAATTCATCCTCGTAAAGTTGTTTTAATAATTGAATTCTATCTGGTGCTTTTTTTTGTGATAAATAATATGCAAGACCAGAACACATACATGGTAAAAATCTAAAAGGTACATCTGGATTATTTGTATAAACTCCAGCATCTTCAATTCTATCAATTGAATAATATTTTAATGTTGTATAAGTAGATGCATCTGGAGCTAAGTAAACACTTATAGTTGGTTGTGTTTGTCTATCCACATAATATTGTGATGGTTGTCCAGTTTCTAATTTGTTTGGTAGAGCTGAATAAGCAGATCTATCAATTTTTGTTAAAGCTATATCTTGAGTGCTTGATGTTCCTTGTCCAGTTACATTTTCGACTGGTACACCAGCAGAATGAGCCACTGCTAATGAACCTAATGCTCCTCTAGTTGCTCCTGTAAGATTAGTTGCAGTTTTACCAGTGTAAGTAATAAATTCTAAACCTATTTTTACTGTCCCACTTGATGCAAATGTTGAAGCATCATTTAAAATTACAGTAGTTGCAGAGTCTGTTAGAGCAGTATTAAGTGTTCCATTGACAGCTCCAGTTGATGAGATGTAAGCTTCTAAAACATCATTGACTTGAGTTGGTACTGAATAAGTCGCAACACCAGCAGTAAATTGAATTTGATTTAATTTAACTTTCCAAAGGTGAACACCTCTGTTACCCCATTCTGAAAATAAAAGATTTAAACTTCTTCTTGCACTACGTATGTCATAACCACTATTTGTTCGAATACCACATCTTTCGTATGCTTCTTCAATAATATCATCAATCTGTAGATCGAATACTGTAGTTCCTGACGTTGCCATAATTCATTACATCAAATCTTTATAATAATCTAAAGACTTTCCCGGTGGTAATTGTTCATCTTGTAAACCCATGCCTGATGTTCTAGCTGCACCATAACCTTGAGTTGATTTAGCTTCCATGCCTACATTTGCATACATCATTTTGCCTTTTTTGGCTTTCTTTTTCATCAATTTAAAATCTTCTCCAGATATTTTACCATCTTTATTTTTGTCTAATTTTTTTTGATTGCCTTTTAACATTTCTCCTCCATTACTTAATCCTAATAAATTTTTTAAAGATTTGAGTTGTATAAATACTGACCCCGCACCTTTTGTAACTGATTTTTTTTTAGCCATAACTATCCTTAAGTTTCTATCATACCACCATAATACTTCTTGGTAAAGGTACTTACATTTGTTGGTTTACCGCCGACTCCTTGGGCTTTACTTCTTTTCCTCGCAACGGCACTCCTCTTTTGTGAGTCTGTCATCCTCGCTGCTTTTGCAGCAGGGACGCATTTTGGATACTTCCTCTTTTGATCTGCTGCTAATTTTGAACGACCACATGGTGCGTAAGAACCATCCTTTCGTTTGCTCCCAATATCTACCCATTTTTGATCGAACCATTTTTTTAATCCTCCTGATTTAAATGATTTAGAAAAACTAAAAGCTATACTTTTACTTTTTCCAGTCTTACTTCCTTCTAGACTAAGAGATGAATTTTCACCCTCTTTAGTTATACCTAATGAAAGTGTGCTAGGCACATTACCTTTTTGTTTTTTTAAAAAAGGTTTTTCAGCACCACCAGAAATAGTGGTTGTTCCCTTTTTAATACTTAAACTAGCTTTAGGTACAGATACATCAGGGTCGTCATATAAATCTATACCACCTCCAACAGTTGTACCTTTTAATGTTTTTTTTAAATAATCTGGTACAGAGGTTTTTTTTCCCATTAGAATACGCCTTTAAAACCTTTGCCTCTAATCGCTGCTCCACCTCCACGTACCTCGCCACCACACATAAAATTTTTTGTGCCTTCTGGTCTAATATAAGTTTTTGGAAATTCTTTTGCTGGATCAAAGATTTTACCATTTACTTTAAATGGGTCTCCTACATATGAAATATTTTTATCACCCATAGCCATATCTCTAGCTTTAGGCATTTTTTTCTTTTTCTTTTTACTTAAATATTTTCGTTCTCCCTCTGGTAAATCTCTTAAAACTTTAATTTTACTTTTAGGTAGGTCTCTTAATATTTTAGATTTATCACTCATTTAACATCCCCTTATAATAATTATTTAAACTTTTGTTTGATACTTCATGACCCGCTAGATTACCTTTGATATAGCTCCCATCATAGGGTTGAAGTTTTTGTGCAAATTGTCCATCAGAAGCTTTTACAACAGATTGTAATGTTTTAGCTTGAGCAGCATGTGTTTTTGATGCTTTCTGTAAACCACTTATTACTTTTTTAACTTTAGCCTCTCCACCAGAAACTTTACCAGCTGGTTTAGGTCCTTTGAAATCTTTTCTTTTGACACCACTTGGGTCTTTAATTTTACCCGCACAAATTTTACTAGCATAAGCATTAGCATATGCTGAAGGATATACTCGAAATTTTCTTTTAGCGGCTGATTTGCCTCTAGCACATAGTTTTGTCATAGTGTTTAAGTCTTTTTCTGTTATACAACTTTTTAGATTGTACCACTTTCAACTTATAGTTTCTAGACCTTAACTTTTTTGCTACTGGATTTTTTATAAAGGTCATCATAGTATGAGCTAAGTCCTTTAACATTTGGAGCCTTTACTTTAAATTGTTTTCTTGTCTTTTTACCCCAGTTTCTTCCTAAACCTGGTTCTAATAAACTTGGTATTTGTGATCTTGATATTGCCATATATATAATATTTTATAATAACTGATAGTAAGAATCTACCTTTTACCCAATAATATTACTATTAAAGGATATTATTATCTTTTGATCTTTATGTTCATTTTTGGGAGAAGTATGAAAATAATACGCGGGAAAACAAATAATATCTCCTTCAGAAACATCATTTTTAAGTTCATCACCATTTGGTAACCTTATCTTTGTTTTTATATTTTTGTTTGGTAAAGATAAAAAAAATACATTTGTAAAATTACATCTTGGGTGAACATGATAATCATGACTATCTCCTTGTTCATAAATCTGAAACCAAATATTATCAATTTCCATTTTTTTACAATTAAATTTACTGCATATAAATTTCATATAATCTCCTACTATATTCTTAGCAAAATACTCTGCATATTCCCTTTTCATTTTTTGAGGTAAATCATAATCAGTATGTGAAATAGTATGTTTTTGAAGATGAAAAAGGTTATCAGGTTCCATAGCTAATGGATTTTTTGGAAACTTTAATATTAAGTCTATTAAATTTTTTTTATGTATTTCAAAATTACTAACTTTGAATTTATGATAATCAATCATTAAACAAATAAATCTTTTGCTTTTCCAATAATAGGTTTATATTTTGTTTTACCATCTTTTCTAAACGCATGTAGAAATTGTTTTCTATCCATTCCCTCCGTTACGCTGCAGTGTATCCACCCTGAGTTAGGTTCTCCTGGAGTATAATATTCGAGGATTAATTGATCCCATTCTAATTCTCTATGTATCCAGTCTGCCAGTTCAGCATTGTCTACCCCAACACATTCGAAGTCTGCCGCCTCAGCTTTTGCATGTTGACTGTTCGCTGAGCTACCGATGGCTTGACACAATTCTGGGCTACGGAATCCGCTAGTCACCTTTACTCTGCCGAAATGATCACGAACTGGTTGTAAAATTTTTTCACACAATATTTTAAGTTTTTCTATTTGCTCTGCGTTAGGATTATTATTTATTCCCTTACGAATTGCTGTATCTGATTTAGTTAATTCTTCTAAAGTAAAGTTACGAGTTAGTTCCATTTTTTAAAAATCCTTTCTGCTGGTTCTGTGCATCTTAATTCTAAATTTAATGTTATTCTAGGCTTTGTTTTAGACACCTCTGGTAAATGATATAAAAAAGATGGAAAAATAAGCATATCACCTTCTTCTGGAATTATGTGAATTTCTTCATCTTGATGCCTAAAAAAAATACCTTTGTTTTGAGTTTTTAAATATAAAACACTGTTAATAGTCGTTGTGTTAACATGATTATGCCAAGCTTGATCATGAAATTTTTCATCAGTTAAATAACACCATAATTTAAAATTTAAATCTCTAATGTTAAATTTATTTAAATTCATGTTACTTATTTGATAAAAAATATTATATAAAAAATTTGTATATTTAGATTCAACTACAAAAGTATTGCCTGTTTTTGCAGTGTCCAAAGTGTGTCTTTGTTCAAGACATTGCTTCATAAGTGGTTCTTTAATTTCTTTTATTTGTTCACTTATATTATGTTTTATAATTAAATCTTTTAACAAAATAAAATTTATCCTATTCTAATATTAACTTCTTTATGGATAAAGATCCATCGATATTTTGTTCGACCTCAGCCATAGACTTTATGCATTGGTGCTGTATATTACTACTACCTTTATCCTGTCTCTTGGCGTGTCTCTTCCCTTTCAAGCACATTGCCATTGAAGGTTTATTTGTGTCAGGATCAATTTGAATTCTGTGTTCCTTAATCTCTCCGTTGACAATCATAAGAAGAGCCACTACTTCTAAAATCATTGATATGCCTTTCCGTTTTCTCTAACTTTATCTTTTAAATTCTCAATATCTTTTAATGCTTTATCTAATTGTTCACTTAAAAATTCTATATTAACTTTGTTTGTCATATTCATCTCTTGAGTCTTTTCCATTTTTTCTACAGACTTATACAGATCTTCGAGTAAAAAATGTTGCTCCTGATCGACGGGCACTTGTTCGGACTTCTTGAGCAAATCATTTTCAAACAATTCACGTGACGTCTCCAGTGAAACTAACCTGGCCGTCAACTCGGTGTATGCGAACACGCCAGCCGCTACGAGCAAAATCAGAGAGGCAACCGTTTTCATAGGCATCTGCACAGCAGCAGATTCAGATATATTGAGTGGTTTATTAGCCAAGTTTTTTTCCTTTATTTATTCCTTTTTTAATAATATAAGATTGCGTTCCATTTGCTCCAATGTCAACTGCTCTTCTAAGTGTTTTTTGTAGCAATTTAGCTTGATTTTTTTCTTTTTCTTTTTTGGAATAATTTTCCAATAGCTTTGTGTCCCTCATTAAAGAAAACTCCTATCTTAATCATCAAATTATCTATACCACCAAATAATTTATATAAATATTTATCAATCATTTTTTTTTACCATTATTTTCAAAAGACATATCATCTGCATAATCCATATAAGACTCATATGTTCTTTTTTCATTTTTTACTTTTTCCATTTGATAGAACATCTTATCAGAATCCTCTGTAACCATGCTAGGGTGTTCCGCATCCCAGTAAGTAGTTTGGACTTTATAGTCAGGCCAATCGTTATCAGTAGTATAGCTAGTACAGTGCCACAAAATACGATTATTAGGCTGAGCTGCATAATTACCGTTATCAAGCTCCAATATATGTGCACACTTATGTTCTTGAGGTATTTCAGAATGTTCAACATCCAAAATATTAGTGTCTGGATGAGCCCAGTCAATTGTGAATAAATATCGGCCATGATAAAATTTTTTATTTAATCCTAAAAATTTTCCTCTTAAACCATCCAACCAATCAAAACAAGTAACACTAGGCCAGTAACTAAAACAATTCCACAGTTCCAATTCGTGAATCTGCATATCAGGCACTTTGGCTCTATCAAATTGTTTTTGAAAAAATGCTGAGATAGGCAATCTCCAAAAACACGCACCGTTTGGTAACATAATGTTAAATAAGATAGCCCTACCTGAAATACTGCTAATACTAAAGATAACGCAGTCACTATGTTCTCCTTTACTTTTTTCCATGTCATAAAGATACTCCTTTCTTACTTTACAATATATAGGTTGAATATTAGCATTAAGATAAGCCATATTAAATACTAGGTAAATAAATAAAATTTATTAAAACCCTCCTTTTTTTATTTGTAGTTGTAGATCCTGTGTGATTAGTATTTGAATTGAAAAAGACCATTTTATTGTCCTCACTAAAAATTTTTTTATCATTAACTCGGCAATAACCATCACAGTCATTTAAAAAAAACACTCCTGTTTGAAGTCTAGCATCTTCAGTATCCTTATGTAAACCAGTTTCAATAATTTTTTCAGTTTGAGTATTTAGATTTGCTTTTATTCTTAATAAACTTATTGGTTTTATTATATCTAAAATAGGTTCAAGTAATTTATAATATTGACTAAAAGGTTCTTTATTTGCATAAAAATTATGTACAAATTGAAAACATGATTTTTGACCTATTAAATCTTTAGGTGATAAAATTTCTTCATGAAAATACCAAGGAAAATTTTCAGATAATATGAATTGTTTTATATTATGATATGTTTCTTTAGGTAAAAAATTTTTTATTATTTTCATTAACGTATTTATAAACTATTACGTTAACATTTCCACCTTCTTCTAGCTTGTCTAATTCTTGAATTTGGATCATTTCTAGTTTTTGCACTTGATCTTTTTAGTTGACCCAAGCTTCTAGCACAATAACTTTTTCGTCTTTTTGCATCTTTTGACCCTTTTTTAACTTTGCCAGTGACTGCTGTTTTTAATTTAGAACCAGGATTCATTCTTCTGTAAGCTCTAACTCCAGCCTCAGTCATCCCAGCTCCAGATTTAGTTGATCTATAATTTTTTTTATTTCTAGGTGGCATTCCACCTTTTTTTAATTCGATTATATCTGCGTAATAATCAAGATTCATCTTAAGTAAATGTTATTGTTACGCCCGCAGTATTAGCGATTGTTGCATGAATACCATCTAAAAATAAAATTCCACTTCCAGGTAAATACATATCTAATCCCTCTTCTCCAAATAAATATGTAGCAATAATAGGACCTGCTGCACCACCACTTCTAAAAATAATAGAACCATTAGCACTATTACCCTTTCCTTGAATAGATGTAAGTCTTGCTCTTTTACCAGTAGCAACCATTTGAGCCGTAGCAGTTGCGTGTGCAACTGATTGATCTGATGAAAAACTTGAACCACCTGACATTTGTTATCCTGGGTTTGAAGTTGTTAATTGTGGTGCACTATATTTATCAGTTAATAAAGTATAAGCAGTCACTTTTGTTTTAGTTTTACAAAATATTCCTTTTGGGAATAAAATACCATCTTCAGGAAAATTAAAATTAATTACATCACCTGATGGAACGTCAGCTTGAAATAAAGTAGTACCAGCGTTTGAAGTAGTTGTTAATTCTAACGTGCCTGCACCAGTGCCATCGGAAGCTATAATAATACCTTTGAGTCTTATTGGCTGCTGAATAATTGCGGCAGCTCCTGCAGCAGCATCTGATCTAGTAGCTTGTATGTCGGCTTTAACTGCCATAAATTCTCCTATTTAGTTGTGGCTCCCGAAGGAGCCACTAATTATTTATTACTGTGCATCAAAAGGTGTTGCAATTGTTCCGTTACCAAGTAACTGACCCTCTACAGCATATAAGTTAGCTGCGATTGCAGTAAATTTGATTCTTGAACCTTTTAAACCACCTGTTGTAGCGTTAGATCCACCAGCTTCTCCATTAAGATTAACTTCGTTATCTCCAGTTGAAACTTGAAATTGTTTACCAGCTGTTGACGCAGTAATACCGACTGTAGCAGCACCAACAAATTTGTCAGCTGTGTTAGCAGTCTTGATAGTTCCTGTGAAATTATCAATGAAAAGAATTTCAAAAGTTGTACCAATTGTGTTTGCGTTATTTGGATCACTTCCTGGTCCTGCGATAGCAGAATCAGCAGTTGAAACAATTGCAGGTAAAGTTATTGCAGTTGGTGTTCCAGCAGGATCCATAGTTACTAATCTTCCTGCATGGTCAGCAACAGTTAAATCTGTAGCTAAAGTAACAGCTTTCACTGCAGCAGGTCCTAAATTAATAAAACCATTTTTTGATCTGACTGGTCCGTCAAATGTAGTATTTGCCATAATATTCTCCTTTGTATAGCATTAATTTTGTAGTCTCTATACCGTCTGCCTAGCCAGTCTACAAAATAATTATTTACTAGGTCTTTTTATTATACATAAAAAAAGGGGCGATGTGAACACCGCCCCTTCTAATTCTTAATATAAATGTAACTATTAAGCTAATTTACCATTTCCAAATATACATCTTGGATCAGAAAATCCAAATGAATATCTTTCTCTAGCTTTAAATCTTACATTACCAGTATCGAAGTCACCTTCAATCGCAGTTTTGATTGGCGATCTAACAAAGTGTTTTAAACCGTTAGGTACGTCAGTCAATAAGAAGAATGCGTCAGTATCAGTTAAGAAGTTATTCACTGAATAACCTTCTGGTACCATTCCCATGCTTACAATTGCATTGATATCATTATCTGCAGTCGAAGTTCTTTGAGGTGATTTCATCAATCTCTCAGC